CTCCGCGTCGCTCACGGTGCCCGCCCCGATCAGGGACGCATCGAGGCGCGCCGAGCTCGAGATTGTCGCCTGCTTCGCGTCGAGCTGCGTCTGAATCGCGCCCGTCACGCCGTTCAGATGGCCGAACTCCGCGTTGCTCACAGTGCCTGCCCCGACATAAACCGCGTCGAGCCGCGCAGATGCATTGATCGCGTCCTGCTTCGAGTCGGGGTCGGTACTGAGCGCCCGGGCGATCACCGCGGCGTGAATCCCCGGGGGGGCGTCCACCTTCGCGTCGAGCTGCGTCTGAATCTCCGTCGCCGTCTCGTACTCGCTCAGGCGGTCCGACACGAAGTCGTGCACCCCCTTCACCGTGACGAGTGTCGGCCCGGCCGCGTTGATGACCGAGGTCACGACTTGGTGCGTCTGGGTGGTGTTGAGCAGCTTGACGCTATTCACATCGACCTTCTCATCCAGCTGTGTCTGTAACTTGCCCTGTGCCTCCGCCGCCGTCTCGTACTCACACAGGCGGTCAGACACGAAGTCGTACACCCCTCCCAGCTGCGTCTGCACCGGGCCGCTAATACCTGCGAGCGAAGCCAGCTCCGTGTTGCTCACGCTCCCCGTCCCGATCAGGTCCGCGTCGAGCCGCGTCGAGCTCGAGATCGTCGCCTGCTTTGCGTCAAGCTGCGTCTGAATCGCGTCCGTCACGCCGTTCAGGTGCTGGAACTCCGCGGTGCTCACGCTGCCGTCCGCGATCAGCGCCGCGTCGAGCCGCGCCGAGCTCGAGATAGCTTCCTGTTTGCCATTCAGCTGTGTCTGAATGTTCTGTTGCGCGCCCGCGACTTGCTGGAAGGCCGCGTTGGTCACAGTGCCGTTAGCGACCTTTGTCGCGTCAAGATTGGTGATGCTCGCCTGCACGTCGCTCAGCGCGTCCTCGCGCGCGCGGCGCGCCTCTTCCGCCGTCTCATGCTCACTCAGGCGGTCCGACACGAAGTCGTACACCGCCCTCGATGTCACCAGGTTAGCGCCGCCTACCGAGTTGATGGACGTATGCACACTCTTGTTGCGAACGGCCAACGTCGTGTCGAGCTGCGTCTGAATATCGTCCGTCACGCCGTTCAGACGCTGGAACTCCGCGTTGCTCACACTTCCGTCAGCGATGTTCGGCGCGGGAAACTCGGTTATCGCACCGAAATAAGCTGCGTTGATCGCCGCGGCGACGGCACCGCTTGTGACGAGGTTCGCACTCCCCGTAGTGACACTAGCGTCGACGCCGGGGCCGGAGACGTCGTGCACGCGCAGCTCGCCGCGGACCTCGAGCGAGCGCTCGCTCAACCGGTTTGACAGGTCGAATCGGCTGAGCTTGCCCCCGGTGCCACCCAGTCGGTTCCACGACATTTTGCTTTTTTGTGTTGAACGACACCCACACTGGTCTGAACATGCCGTTAGAATTACAGACACCGCCCCGGTCCTACCGCGGCGTAAACAGGGGGCCCGTCACGAGCCGTGGGAGCGCGCCGGTACTGGCAGCGACGCGCAGCGCGACGCCGCCCACGTAGCCACCGAGCGCGCACCCGGCAGCCTCCTGCCACGGCGGCACCTCGCCGCCGCGGCACCACGCGTCGACGCCCACGCCCGCGGCCGCGAAGACCGCGCCGCTCGGCACGGGCACGAACAGGTCCGCGCCGAGGTACGCGGCGCCGGCGCCGCCAACAAGAGCCTTCCAACGACTATCGCAGTTCACGAGCGCGTCAAGCACCATCGTCATTTGTCTGTTTGTTCTGGATCCATGCACCGCTTGGAAAATTGGGCGACTCAGCCCATCACGAGCGGCGCGACGACGATGACCGCCGCGGCGGTGCCCGCGCCGATCAGCCCCTGGTGCACCATGCGCTTTCCGTCGAGGCCACGCACGCCGTTGAACGCCGCGTCCGTCGCGACGCCCACGAGCGCGCCGTTCAGGAGCGCGCCCTGCATTGAGCGACCAAACGGCACGCCGAAAAGCGTCGCCGCAGTCACAGCACCGACCTGTAGGCCGTTCTCAGTAAAGAAAGCTCCCCATCCACCGTATGACATCGCTGTATCAGTCTGTTGTGGACCCTTTGGAAAATTTATCTGACGCGCATCCAAGTAGCGTACACCCCCGATGTTGAGCCCCTGCCAGCAGCAGCAGGCGCTCGCGGCGCTCGTCGCGTTCTGGATCGGCGCCGCAACCTTTACACTCGTGATCCTCCTCGCACAGTTCAGTGTGCGCCGGGGCCACACCCGACTTTCTGACCCACTCCCACAAGACAGCGCGCATGGCGTGTCGGGAGATGGGTGTGTACTTCGACGCGATGACGCAGGACATGGGTGGCAAACTCTCCGGCTACTTTCTCGGGCTGCAGGGCCACTTCGGGGACCCGCGGGTGCAGGCCGCGCAACAGCAGAAAATGGAGGCGCGGGAGGCCTCGGCCGCACACTCGCAACACACGGCCGGGCTTCTCAAGGAGGCGTATGCAAGCCGACAGGCGAAGAATCGCGAGGAGCACAACACGCGTATGTCTAGACGCCAAGAGAGTCAAAGCTCAGCAGCACACCCTGTATCGCCGCCGGCCCCTGCGCGGCGTCGAACTGCTCCGTCTCCTCCGACGCAGCAAGCTGCCGAGACCGAAGCTCGTCCATCCGCTTCTTAGGCAGCGCGGCGTTCATGTCGCCGTAGATCGTGTGGTCGTCCACGCGTCGATGCGTCGCACGCACCTCGGACGACGTCACGCCGCCCGTCGCCGGCCGCGCGGCCGAGTTGAACTCCTCGACGGACTCGTCCAGTTGGTTCTTCAGGACCACGTTCTTGTTCACTAGGTACCCAGCGGCGAGGCCCAGACCGACGACCCACGCCGACATCGCTGTTTCGCCGACTGGTTAGATTAAGTTGCCCCCGGCTGCAGGTACTTGAAGACGAAGTCGCCGAACTCGGCGACGGACCCCAGTTGGTGGAACGCACGCCCGAAGATCGCGCGACCGACCTCGACGTAGGTCTCGTACAGCAACTGCACCTCGTCCTCGTACCGCATGAGCCAGCGGCGCCGCTCGCGAAACAGGGATCGCGGCAGCTCCGACTCGTCAACGACGTGGGCGTCGTTGAGTAGGTTCGAGTCGTCGTAGTAGCCGTCGTCGCATCGCTGCGTGAAGCGCGAATCGCCCTTGAAGTCAGACATCGTCCAAGACGGGCGCGCTGAAGAACTCGTACAGGGTGCACGCACTGGTCAGGTGATTGGAATAAGTGTCGAGGTAGTACATGACGAGCAGCAGCGAGTCTGCGAGGTCGTCCTGCTTCGCCGCCTTTCCGAACGCGTTCGCCGCGAGCTCGTCGGCGAACGCGCCGGGGTTGTGTTGCACGAACCGCTTCGCCCAGTCCACGGCCTTCTGTTTGTTCAGGCGGTAGTTCTTCGTGCTCAGGTCGTAGTGCACCTTGACGGAGCGCGCGGAGATGATCTGGCATCGGTCGAAGAACATCGACTGCAGCACCGACTCGACGATGCGCATGTTGCACCGGATCTGCCGCTCGATGATCACCTGGAACGCGTTCTCGAAGTACTGTGTGAAGCGCTGCACGAAGTCGCGGACGTACTGCACGTTATTGGCAGGAATGTATCGTCCGTTGGGTACGAGAGACACGTTCTCCCACGCAACGACCTTCGATGTGCGGAAGTCGAAGACGCACAGGCCGAGGTTCTTGATCCCGACGTCTATCGCGATCACGTAAGACATGCGTGGCGCTAGGGGGGCGCACGCACACTCACTCGGCTCTCTCAGTGCGTTAGAAAAGAACGTTCATTCCATCTGAATGTCTATCGGTCGGACTGGCGGGCGCGCGCTGTGCGGGTTCGAGGGTTGTGGTGGCGGGAGGTCGGTGTGCAAGTCGAGTTGCGCGCCGCCCTCCTCGACGTCTACTTCGGCGAGGGGCTGGCCGTTACAGTTATAACACTTCATGCGACACCCATTCTTTTTAGCTAAGCGAATCGCGAACGCGACGACCGCGAGCATCATGCCGGTGATACCACCGACCTCGCCGAGCGTCGTGAGCAGCTCCATCCCGGGGTCCATTGACATTCCACGCGCGACACACAGTCACACTCGCGCGTGGGTCACACGGGGCGTCAGATTTAAGCGAACGACGTGAGCGCGCGCCCGTCCTTGATCTGCAGCCAGTTGTAGTGCACGCCGTACACGTCGACCTGGTACTCGACCGATGCGCCGACCGCAGTGCCGTTGATCTCGAGCTTCGCGTGCGAGACCTTCGAGAAGTTCACGGCGCCCGACGGGTTGGAACCCTCCGGGTTGAGTGAGAACGGGTAGACGTAGATCTCCTTGCGGTCGAGCATGTTCGAGAGGCTCTGGAAGTCGAGCTCCGAGCCGTCGGTCACGAGGCTGTCCTGGGAGTCGCCGAAGTAGGTCGACGCGTTCGAGTGCAGCATCGGCTGGAGGCGGTTCATCAGGTAGTCGCGGTCGAGCCCGGTCGACGCGAGGCCCGGGTGACGCTCCTGCCCGTTGAGGGTCAGCTTGATGTTGTCGACGGTGAGGTACTCGTCGACACCCGAGGTGACCGCCTTGAGCGGCGAGGTGCGGTTCTGCAGCGACTCGATGTTCGGGTCCGAACCGCCGCCCTGGTAGGCGAAGTAGTTCTTGCAGAACGCCTGCTGATCGGTGTTGTCGATGTCGGCCGTCACCGACGTCGACGAGCTCATCTCGCTCTTCTTGCGAATCGTGATCACGAGCTCACTCACCGGGTGCAGGAACGAGAGGTCAATGCTCGCGAGCGCGTTGACCGTGGTAGACGCCGAGACGCTCACCGTCTTGTGGTTCAGCTGCCAAAGCTTCAGGAGGCGCACGTGCTCCTTGTTCATCAGCGTCGTCGCCTCGGGACCCGTGACGTGCACGTAGTGGCAGCGCAGCCTGCACTTCTCGATGAGACCGCCGCTCCACGTCGGCACCCCCGGCGTATTGGCGTTCTGCACCGTGATCTTCGAGCCCGAAACGGTGTGCGCGCTGCCACCGAGCACGAGCAGCTCGTTGAGCGGGCGCAGCTTGACCGCGACGCGCACGTCGTTGCACCCCGCGATCGCCGCGAGCGGGAAGTACTGCGACGGGTGCTTCGTGAAGAAGAGCCCGAGCGGCACGATCAGCTTCTTACCGGTCTCGTACGCCCCCGCCGCGTAGATCAGGCGACCCTTCGAGCTCTTGCGGAGTGTCGCGGCGTCGGCGGCCGTGATCTCCTGCACCACCGCGCCCTGGCCGGTCTTGAGGACCGTGTCACGGCCGAGGCGCTGGGAGTCGCCCTTCATGAGCTCGTTAATGATGTTGAGCTGGTCGCCGGTGATCGTCTCGATGTCGTGCGAGCCGACCGAGAAGGTGATGCGATCGATCATCGCGAGGCCGACGGACTCGACCCACGCCGCGTAGGTGTTCGCGGCCGCGCCACCGTCCGCCGTCTTGAAGTCGAGCATCAGGTCGACGGGGCCGAGCAGGTCCGCGGCCTTCGGGATCACGAACTGCACGGTGGTGCCGAGGCTCGCCGAGTTCTGCGGGTCGACGTCGCGCAGCTCGAGCTGGAAGTTCGAGGTGCGCACGTAGCCGACGTTCGTGAAGTACGAGCGAGTGTTGTCGTACAGGAGCGCGTCCTGCGGTCCGGAGTTGAGCTGAAGCTGCGGCATTTCGTTGCCTCGTGGAGTGCTACCAGCCCGGTCAGAATATGTGCGCACTCGCGCGGCCTCACGCGACCGTGTGTGCGACGAGGTGCACGCCTGGGTGCTCACTCGCCTCCCGCCGGTACATCGACTCCACGTACTGCTTCGCCCCCCTCAGCGTCGGCCCCCCCAGCGTGTCGTCCCTCAGCACCGTGTTCACCGCTCGGTCCACCTGCGTCTGGTCCATGTCGCAGTACTTCGAGTTGCACCCCCCCCACCCCGGCGTCTGGCTCGTCTGCACGACTTGCTTCGCGCCCATCGGTTTCAGCGCGTGGTACAGGATCGCTCCGGTCGCGAGAGTCGCGGTCAGCGATGGCACGTCCATAGTCGGTTCGCAGCTTGGAATTTTGTTCCGTGAGCTCACGGATCTTGGCCGTCGATCGCACGAGGCGATCCGTGTTCGCGGCGAGCAGGCCCTCGTACTCGTCGCGCTGGCTCTTCGTCTGCCGCCACTCCTCGAGTTCGCGCTGCCGGTAGTCAAGCGCGCGCTCGAACGCCTGTGGGTCGCGCTTCGGCAGGCCGCCGCTGTTGTAGGTGCGGTGCACGTCCTCGGTGTACGAGCCGTGCTGCCCCCACGGCGCGCCGCCGCGCTTGTACTTCGCCCGCAGGAAGGGGTCCATGCTCACACACGAGTGTCAGAAAGAAGCTATTGTGAGATGTCAGTCCTGGCGTCCGGATGCCCCGCACCGAACCGGCGCGGTGCTCGTGTCGGTCGTCCAGATTGTCTTGGTGCGACAGCCCCCGCACCGCTGTCAGGCGGATATTCCGGGTAGAGCTGCAGATCTGAAGATGCTCTCGACTCGCTGTCGCTCTCCAAAGCAGCGCTCCGTGCTCGCTGGACGACCTCAACGCCAGTTGCAACTGGGATGGCGACGGCGGGGTTGTCAGCCTCATCTTCACCCCCAACAACCGCGTTGTAAATGCCTCGGACGCCTCGGCCGACGAGTTCACCGGCCCCCCGTGCAGCAGGCATCAATGCGCTCGCCCCGTCGAGGGCGGTTCGCACCACTTCACTCCCCAACCCAAGGGCCCTTTGCGGAAGCTGGTTGTTGGGTGCAACGTACTCGTCTGCGCGGTTAGGGTTAGGGTTCCCTGTTTCTGACTCAAGTGCACCGCTCGCCGCACTTGCACTCGCCACCACCGCCGCTGCCTGCGGGGACGCGGCCGTTAAGGCGAGCGTTGATGCCAGGTCGAGGCCACCAGGCGACTCGGGTCGGTCCTGGTCGCCCGCCCACGACTGCCGTGTGCGCATGTGATTGATCGGACCGACCCGGCCCGCGTTCACGTCCACATCTGAGATAGGTGGCTGCTGTGCCGCCAGACACACCGCGTCGGTCATCGGCCGCCCCTTCACCCAGTGCTTGAAGTACTGCCACGCCTGCTCCACGTCCTGTGGGCCGTGCTCGGCGAGCATGTTCATCTGGAAGTCGTTCTCCCACCCGGCCTTCTTCTCGCCGCGCAGGAAGTCACGCACACCGGGGAGGTGCGTCAAGCTGTCCTTGCCCCACCACGTCGGCTTCCATTTCCCAGTCTCCATAAGGTCACCAGGCGCCTTCCTCTCGAAGCCACCGCTGTCCAATGGGATGTCGGTGTGGTAAGTGTACCGACGCGCCGGTGCACCGGGCCTGTTCACATACGGCTCCTGGGCTACATTGTCCTCGTGCCGACCCTCCAGCCAGTCCTTGAACTCGGCCTTGAGACACTCGTCCGCCTCTTCCTTGTAGTTTTCGGTCACTTTGTCCAGGTAGACGGCTCGGGCCGCGTCATCGGGCAGTTTCGCATCATATTTGCCACTCGGCTCGTACAACCCGGCACCTAAGCGGTTCTGAAGGTAGGCGGCCTCGTAGCTCGGCCACGCCTTCGTCTGCGCCGCCTCCGCAGGGGTGCCGCGGGCACCGCCCTGAGAAGCCTGCATCGGCCCCCGTGGTGACCAACCCCACGTCATTGCTCACCGTGTACACACATGTTAGAAGATCTGTCACAACGCCTCCTCCAGTACACCCAGGTGCCGGAAGCGCCACGCCCATCGCCGTCGTATGGCGACCAGCGCGCGCCTCCAGTACAACTGGATCGCACGTATCGGGTGTGGGTGCGCTCTCAACTCCGCCTGTCTACTCAGCGACACGTTACGCCACGAGCTGTCCATCTTGATATCCGTCCGAAAATTCTGATACTGGGGTGAGGGCACCCGACATGTCTGGCCTCCAGCAGCGCACCCCGGCGTGGCACATTGCACGGCGCGGCAAGCTGACCGCGTCGAACCTCGGGGCGGCGCTCGGCCAAGTGTCCTACGTCTCGCGCGCCGCGGCGTACCGGCGCGCGATGGGCGTCGAGCAGTTCCAGGGCAACGACGCGACGAAGTACGGCAACGACAACGAGGCGAACGGTATCGTGGCCTACCAGACGCTCACGGGCAACGTCGTGCAGTCGACGGGGCTCCACGTGCACCCGCACCACGACTGGCTCGCCGGCTCGCCGGACGGGTTTGTGGGCGACGAGGGCATGATCGAGGTCAAGTGCCCCTTCTACTTCCGCAAAGGCGGTCGGCTGCACAAGACCGTGCCACCGCACTACTACATGCAGGTGAACGCGCTCCTCGAGATCACGGGCCGGCAGTGGTGCGACTACGTGTGTTGGGCACCAGAGGGCATGGTCGTGTACCGCGTCGTGCGCGACGCACAGGTGTTCGATTTCCTCCTCACGTACTACGGGCAGTTCTACGCGGCGATGCAGGCGCAGGCGTCGAACCCGCCGCCCCTGAACCGCGACGAGAAAGACAAGATCGAGTACGAGCTCGGCGAGGCGATCGAACGATCGGTCGACTGCACGTTCTGGGAGTCTGCTGTGCCCGGCGACCCTCTACCTTCTTCTGACCCCTTCGACGAGGACGAGGATGAGGAAGACGAGGCACTCACTCCCCCCGCTAAACGGATGCGTCTACCCGGCGTACCCGCCGGAGACGAGCGAGGTGGCGCAAGTGGTGACGAACGCGAACCTCTCGAAGGCGAAGTGGCAGGCGACCCACCTGTTTGAAGTGGCGCGCACCGACATGCAGCGGAAGTTCCGCCGCTACGCGGTGCGCAGGTACCGCTGCAAACCCCAACAGGTGAAGTTCGACGACGCCGGTGCGATCCGGCGCATCCGCCGCGCCGAGCTAAGCGACGCGGACCTGAGTCTGCTCGGACAGACGGACGGCGTGACGATCGAGATCATGCGCGTGCCGATGTGGCACGCCGAGCTCGTGGGCACACTCGTGCACGAGGGGATGCACGACTGGTGCAGTGTGCGCGGGAAGCGGATCCCCGCCGCGGCCGAGCATCACTGCATGAGCTGCCTGGGGGACCCGTACGAGTGAGAGTAATTCTAAGGGCCGTGTGATCGGGAAGCAGAGAGATATGACACAGGTCGGATTCGGTACGTGTGTCCCAGACTTCGCCGTGCGCCCCGACACGCGCGTGCCGTTCATCGGCTCGCTCACACAGATGCCACCCGGCCCGTGCGAGGGCAACGACCCGCCGCGCCGCGACGACGGGCTGAAACCCCACTACGGACGCGGTGTGCCCACGATCAGCTCGGCGGTCGTCGACATCTGGGGACTTGCTGAGGGCGCCGCACCGCTTGCTCAGCAAACGGCGAGCACTTCCTCGGGCCCCGTGCTGCTCCCCGTCGACCGCGACGCTGCACAGTACAGCCCCAGTGTGGACACACTGGATTTTCTGACTCATGGTCAGAGCACGCGCCTGCAGCCCCTCCCCGCTCGATTCTACCGATGATGGCGACGCGCCGCAACTACATGCCGTGGGAGCAGATTGACGTGAACGAGATCCGCTTCTCGCTCGGCCAGGACCGCAACGCCAAGCCGACGATCGGCATGGTGGTCGGCGCGAACTGCGCCGAGGTCGCGCTCGTGACCCCGGCCTGTGTGACGAACTGGCCCCGCGTCACCGGTGACGGCAACTTCGGTACGATGTGGGGCCCGGCCGACATCAGCAAGGCCAAGTTCTCGCTCGACCTCACCGACGGCGCGATCAACGAGACCGAGAATCCGAAGTACACGCAGTTCGCGGACATGATGGACGCAGTCGACGAGAAGCTGCTCGACTTCGTGCACAACAACCAGCTCAAGATCCTCGGGCGCAAGAACCTGTCGCGTGAGGAGGTGAAGATGCTGCAGATCCGCACGATCCGCGCGAAGTACGACAAGATGACGGGCCAGCTCGTCGGCCACTCCGTGCAGATGTCGACGTCCAAGTTCGCGTGGGACGGCATGGGCGGCAAGTTTGCGCGGCAGATCAACATCTGCGACCACGAAGGCGCGGTCGTCCCGAACGGCACGGTGGCGCCGGGCGACGTCGTCGCGGCGACCGTGTACGCGAACCAGGTGTACACGGGCGTCGGTGGCGACAAGTTCGGCATCCACTGGAGCTTCGAGGACGTGTCGGTCGTGTGCCAGCGCTCCAAGCTCGAGGCGAAGACGTGCGTGCCCGTGTTCGCCGCGACGAAGTACGACTTCGGCCAGGCATACTCGGACGTGTACTCGGAGGCGACTGTCGAGCCGACGGGGCAGTTTTCTGATTAAAGATCACAGCCATGTCCCCTAAGGCGCGCGCGAGTGAGAAGAAGCGCGCTGCGGAGGGGGGCGACGACGAGCCGAAAGGTGCCAGTAACCCGCGCGTAGAGAGTGACCGGGACTCGAAAGACCCGAGCGCGCCTGGAAAGAACACGACTTATGGAAGGAACGCGACGATGCCGGTGCTCGCGGCCGACCGGTACGCAGAGGTGATCCTTCCGAACCTGACGGAGTTCAACCCGGAGGACATCAAGATCGACGGCACCGTCGTGGCCGTGGGCAAGCGGCGCACAGGCAAGTCGTGGATCTTCCGCAATCTCATGTACCTCATGAAGGACAAGTTCCCCGCCGGCATCGTGATCAGCCAGACTGACGAGCTCAACAAGTTCTGGCGCCAGTACGTGCCCGCGAAGTACATCTACTCGAGGTACGAGCCCGAGATCCTCGACGCGGTGTTCAAGCGACAGAAGAAGATCCTGAACGACAACGGCCTGAGCGACGAGGAGAAGGACGAGAAGGCGCCGTTCTTCGTGTTATTGGACGACGTGATCAGCGACCAGCGGCTTAAGTACGACGCGAACCTCATGGAGCTCTTCGTTGCGGGCAGGCACTACCGCATCTTCACGCTCATCACGAGCCAGTACGCGAAGGCGATCACCCCCGTGATCCGCGGCAACACGGATTACTGCTTTATCATGAAGACGATCCAGCAGCGGCAGCGCGAGGCGCTCTGGGAGGACTTCGCGGACTTCCTGACGAAGGAGGCGTTCTACCAGATCGTCGATGCGTACACGGAGGACAACGAGGTGCTCGTCGTGAACACGTGCCCTGAGCAGAAGGTCGACCCGCTCGAGATGCTCTTCTGGTGGAAGGCGACCGACCCAGGCGAGTTCCGCATGGGGAGCAAGGAGTACTGGGAGTCGGCGATGACGACGGACAGCCCCATCCCGCCGAAGGAAGGGCCTGAGAGTGCGGGCGACCTCCTGACCGTGAAGGACTTCATGCCCGCGCCGTGGTCACAGATGGTGTAGTAAATTTCTAGAACGTGCCTAAATGAGCACGAGTCGGTCTATCCAGGTTTCCGTCACACACACTGTGCTCGGCGTCGCGATCGGCGCCGCGATCGAGGGCCTCCTCCCGAGCTTCACTTCAAGCGCCTCTTTAGCGAACCAAGCGTTTGAAACGCTGGTGCAGGTTGGCCTGAACGGCGCCGCGTTGGCGACCGTGGCGGGCTTTCTACGCGACGATGATCCGACTTTCGGTATACCTTTCTCCATGGCACTCTTTCAGTCGCAGCCGGAGCTGGCGCGACGTATCGAGTCGCTAAGCGCTGTAGCAAAAGCGCAGGTTGTTCAAGGTGTACAGCGAACGGCGCCACGAGTTGCAGCGGTGTAGCCGGCCAGCCGATGGAGCTGGTCATGTCGACCCACATCGAGTCGAGCGCCGCAAGCTTCGACTTGCTCTTGATCAGCGGGAAGAACATACAGAATTTGGTGCACTCCATCTTCTGGAGGAGGCGACAGAACACGTAGTTGTAGTTGAGGAAGTTCTTGCGCCCAGGCGCGCGGTACGCGTTGAACGGGCGCTGCAGCTCCTGGAACAGCGAGTCCAGTTGCTGGATGAGTAGGGGCCCGGGGACGGGTGGCGCGATGCCAGTGATGCGGTAGATGATCTGGAGCCACTTCTCGATGTACAGCTGCATGTTCAGAGATCGGAGTACCGCGCGAATGCTGTCCTTGTTGATACTCTGGTGTGTGCCGTCGCACAGCTTCTCAGCGATCTGTACCATCTCCGCGTGTGGAATCTGAGACTCCAGAAGCAGGAGCTGGCTGATTCTCTCATGCCAGTGATGAATTCGCTTGTAGTTGCTGCATTTAGTCGGGACGCTCCGACCATACATCGTCTCCCAAAAGACAACGACGTTCTCCACGATGCCGCAATTAGTGCAGATACGGGATCCGGGGTGCCCAGTACAGGGCCCGTTGTAGACGAAGTGGCCTCCACCACAGCCGACACAAGCGCCAGTGACGCGGACAGGGTCTGGTCGCTCGAGAGCAAGTAGGTGGTCCATAGAAGCAAAGTGAGCGTCCAGATCAGCCTGGTCATGAACCACCATAGCTCCCACGCCATGGCGTACTGTGTGTGCGTTGGAAAGAGTGGCGTCGTCCATTTTCCAACTCGTGGGCAACACAGAGCGCGATGGCGTGCCGCGAGCGGTGGCTCGATGTGTTCGTGACGAAACCCGACACGGGCATTGATAAGCAATCGTACGAGTATGATGACCAATTCGCGTGCACGGTACAGAGCGTGCGGTTCGACCCGACGGACACGACAAAGGCGATGGTCGTGGACGACGCGACGGACTGGGTGCTGCCGACGTGGACGGCGTCGTACAACCAGCAGTCGTACAAGGGCGGTGTCTACGACAAGGTCGAGGTTGGGGACCTCGTGCGCGTCGGTGCGACTGGCACGAATGGTCACACCGACTACCTGACCGTGATGGAGAAGCGGACCGTGTCGACGCTCTACAACCAGTTGGAATCACCCGGCGCAAGCAACTACCTGCCCCTTAGCATGACCTCTACAACGGACGGGGTGGGACAGTTCACGACACACGCGGCGGTTGCTACGGCAGCGACCGTGTTGACGATCGCGCCGGCCTTTCACAACTTTGTCCATCAGGCAGTAAACTCTTCTGCTGGTACTTACACGTGGACCACGAGGGCGGCGCCAGGCGAGACCCCTGAAGTCGGCTTCTGGGTGACGTGGAAGGGCTTGACTAACGCGCTGCAGCTCACGTCAGTGGTGGCTCATTCCTACCCCTCCGGCGCTGGTTGGAACGTCGGCTTCCCCGCTGGTGGCACAGAGTTTGTGCATCAAGTCAACAAAACGGTCGATTCGGTGTCCGGCCGCGTTCTCACCCTCACGGACGGCGGTTTCAGCAAGATCGAAGCGGGTGATCTAGTTGGAGGGACCGGGATCGTCGGCACCGTGGCGTCGGGAATTCATTATTTTGCGGAGGTGGAATCGTTTGACTCGTCGGCCAAAACAATCACATTGAAAGCAAGCAGTTTGTCGAGCGACCCGACGTCGGCCAATGGCGACACCATATCCATCTACCCGAAGATGGTCTTCACACACGACCTCAATTGGGCGGAGGGCGCCTACATGAGCGGTGACGGGATCAGCGGCTCGGTGACGGGGACCGTCAGCAGGAACAAGGTCACCATCTCGGGCGCCACGACAGGGCTCGGCGAAGTCGTGACGATCGGGTCGCGGCTCACGGCCGCGTCGATGACAGTCGGCACGGCGGGGATTGCACACGTGGCACTCCGACTGAACCAATCGGTCAACTGCACGGCGATGCCGGTGCAATACCCCAAGGATGCTAACGCAACCCACCCGTATGATGCAGATGGGACGCACGACCACGCCGTGACGATCGCGACGCGCGACCAGGCCACGGTCGCCCTTGGCAACGCGACGTCGGAAGACGAGAAGTTCTTCTACCCGCTCTACGTGCACAAGAAGTGGCTCGCGGGCTCGACGCTGCGCGCGGCGCTCGACCACGGCGTGAAGCAGTGCAGCTGCATCAAGCTTGTGGGCTACTCGGTCGCGAACAAGCGCCAGGTGGGTCTGCACCACGCACACGAGATGCAGGCGGACGACTACCTGGTCGTGCGCATCAACGAGATCGAGGGCCACGTCGTGAGCAACAACCGCCACGCGAGCGGCGCGTTCGCGGTGCTGTACTCCGGCAGCTCGGCCGACAACCAGGTGGGCGCGGTCGAGTACAACCAATTCGACACGGTCAACGGGATCGTCGTGCAGGACCTCGACGCGACGAACAGCGTCCTGCGCAACCTCACACTGGAAATCACGGACCGTCGGGGGAACCCGGCGCACTTTGGGCGCATGCACCTGTGGTTCAAGCTGCTCGTGACGCACGGCTGAAATTTCTGAGGGGGGGGTAGACACACACAAGCAAGAACCATGGGTATGGATGCCGGTGGTCCGAACGCTATGAGCATGTACTCGCGCGCGGGCGCGCAGGGCGCGAACCCCGACACCGGCCTCGCGATGGGCGCCGGCCTCGTCGACGCCGAGCTCGCCGCGCGCACGCACTACGCGGCGCCGACGGTGCCCGGGCCGCAGGCCGCTCCGGGTGATATGGGCGATGCCGCTGCGAACTATCATTTTGGCGAGGCGCTCCCGGTCAAGTACGACGTGCCCTCGGCGGCGAAGGAGCGTATGCAGGCTCGCCAGGAGGTGCGTCGTGCGGCGGGCATGGCGGGTGGCGCACCGGGCGTCATGCGCACGGACCCGATCTCCGACGAGGAGGTCAACTACCTGCAGGCGATGAAGGACCAGGCGGAACTTGGGGACTTCGACCGTTACGTGAACTCGCTCATCGACCCCCGCAAGCCGGGCAATTTGAAGTGGCTCATGGAGATCTACCCCGAGTACGTCAATCGGCGCATCCAGCAGGTGCACACCGACTACGAATTCGCGCTTCGCAACCAGATGATCGACTCCTGGGGCATCAACACGTTCGACGACCTCCACTTCAAGTATTTGGTCGACCAGGGCAAGGTCGACGGGCCGCGGCTCGGTCGGCACGCGAACCTGCACGACCAGTACGCGCCCGGTCTGCTCTCGCCGTGGTCGTTCCGGGCGAACGGCGACAACCGCGAGGACAAGCTCAAGCTGCCGTTCGCGTCGGCGCAGTTCGGCGCGCGGCCCACCCTTCCAGGCGAGGCGGTTACGCGTGCGACGCGCGACCGATGGGCGCTGCCCGACGATCGGCAGCCCATGTCCCAAGTTGACGGTCGCAGGACGGCGCGGATGGCTGAAGAGATGTTCACGCCGACGGGTGCTCGTCGCTAAACTTTCTGAGCGCACGCTGAGCAAGCATGTCGACCTTCGAGGCGGTCACGGACGCGCGCGGGATCCTAGTGAAGCTCGGCCTCGGACAGCCGATGTCGCGCGCCTTCGTCGCCGGCGTCGCCGCCGCAGGCGCGGCGTTCGTCGCCAAGTACCCCAACGAGTCGTTCCGCGACGACGGCTCGATTAAGCCGCTGAGGTGGCTCTCCCCGAGCCCCGACGCGACGAACACACATTTTCTACTGGTCCCAGCAGTAGCAGCTGGCGCCGTGTACCTGTTCACTTGAAGCAGATGTCGGGCGACATGGAACTCGGCGCCTTCCTCAAGGAGAAGCTAGGCAACATGGCCAGATGGGTAACTGGGGAGGTGGGGAAGCAGAACTTACCCGTGGACATCGAGCAGCTCATACACGACCGGTCCGTGGTCGAGGTAACATTCCTAGCACAGGTACTCGACGCGAACTCACCCAAGGTCGCACATCGTGATTGGAGCGGCCTTGTGCGGATGATGCAGGAGGAGGACCTGCCAGTGGAGTTCGTCGCGGTGGTGCAGGCCGTCCGGGCGCGCGGGGAGATGCACGACAAGTTTTGGCGCTATCTGGAGCTGTTTCGCGACGTGATCCAAAATTCCAACAGCGAATCAGATGGCCGGGACAAGCAGTCGTGATAAGGACCCCCTCGAGCTCGGCGGCCTGGACCCCGCGGCGATCTCCGCGGTCATCCAAGAGAAGAAGGGCGGCAAGTTGAAGCCGCCCTCGGAGTTGGAGGTGCAGAAGGAGGCCCGTCTGGCGTCGAAGGAGAAGCGTCTGAACACCGCTCCGCCCTCGACGGACCCCAAAGCTCCTGCCTCCACCGATCGTTCGTCTGCTAACGCACCACCCCAAGATATTGACAAATCCGCGCTCCTCGACAAACTAGTGGCCTACAAGGAGCGCTTCCCACACCTGAAGAAGCGCAACAACGTGAGCGCCAAGAGCTCGGCCGAGGACATCCTCGACGAGCTCCACTACTACGAGATGCAGCTCGGGTCGAAGCAGGACAGCAACATGGGCGCGATGATCCTGCACGGCTCGATGGTCGCCGTGGAGGCGATCCACCGGGACGTGTTCAACCCGCTCGGGCTCAACCTGCAGGGTCTCGCCAAGGTGACGAAGGACAACATGGCGGAGTTCCAGCCGATCGTCGACGAGCTGATGATCAAGTACGGCGCGGGCATGTACATGTCGCCCGAGATGCGCCTCGTGCTGTCGATTGGCGCACTCGTGATGACCGTGCACGGCGCGAACAGCGGCGACGCGCGCATCGCGCACGCACTGGAGAAGATGAACCAGCCGGTGAAGGTGCCCGCCGGCGCGAAGGATCTGTGAGAGAGGGCGCGCGCGTGTGTGTGAAGTTTCTGACGGGTCGGGTGAGAACTAGATGTCGGCCCTGATAAGAGGTGTGTTTGCTAGCAGGGGTGTCGCTAAAGCCGAGCTCGCGGGTGTCGCTAAAGCCGCTAAAACCGAGGCCGCGGGTGGCGCTAAAGCCGAGGTCGCGGCTGGCGCTAAAGCCGAGGTACACGCAAGCGGGGGTGGTCGAACACAACCACACAGTGCGCCGCACGAGGCGCCGCATGTAAAAGACCCCACGGGTTCCATTGCAACGAGTGGGAACGTGGCGAGACAAGAGCGTTGGCGCGCCGCTAAAGCATTTGCACCGGCGGTGACAGTAGGGCTGGTCGGCAACGAGGCCATGGCGTTCTATCGAGAATTCAAGACAGATGCGACCAACTTAATGGAAAAACCGCTTGGGGCAATCGAAGAAGCGCTTCACGGTCTTCCGGGGCTCCTGGCGGGGCTCGAGGCCGGCGCTAACAGAGCGGTGGGGAACATCGGTTTGCCGAGTTCAGTGACCGGTGCGGCCGAGGGTCTCTTCGCGATCGCGGCGATTGGAGGCACGGTGTACGTCGTGTATGAGGGCTACCGGTTCTTCCACCGGGCATAATTCTGAGGCTGGGGCGCGTCAGGACATGGCCTTCCTTCTGGCACACGTGGTCACCAACTTTGCCGCCCCTTGGATGCCAGAGTCGGTGAAGGAATGGATCGACAATGTGCCCTTCCTCGGAACGGAGGTTCGCGCGAGTTCGGCAGTCCAGCACGGGTTAGGGTTAGGTCGCTCGGATCAAGACATAATGAACGACGTCACCGCCGGAGGAGTAGACCTGTTGTTCGATTCCCTTCCTGTTGTCGGCAGAGGCGTCGGCGCCGGCGTCAAAATCGCCAAGAACACTGCGAAAGTCATCTTCCGCGGAGGCGAGGAAGCCGCCGAACGCGGGCTCGAGGAAGCCGCCGAACGCGGGCTCGAGGAAGCCGCCGAACGCGGAGTAGTCGAGGCAGGTACCAAGAACGCTGTGAAAGCGGCAGGTACCAAGAACGCTGTGAAAGCGGCAGGTACCAAGAACGCTGTGAAAGCCGCCAAACGGGGAGTCGGGGAAGCCGCCAAACGCAAGGTGGGGAACGCCGGCGAGTACTACAAGTCGGAGCTGACGTGGAGACTTGGTATGAAGGTCGGCGGGGAGGTGGGCACCATGCTGACCGGACCCCAAAACAATGACGATGACGTCTTGCGCAACGAGGACGCCACGCCACTCGAACCCGAGGACGAGTCGCCGCCACACCCGTCCGACCACGTGTACAACGAGGACGCCGACGAGCTGGTCGCCAGTGGTCCTACAGACCCGATTCGACAAACTGTCACCTACGAGTACCCGGTACTTCCCGCTGCCGCACTGCTCGCGGTCGCGGCGGTCGTGAGCGCGCGCGCGTGAATAATTCTGACTCAACCTGTAAACGATGATCGTGCCCATCATGCTCGGGCTGGCGGCGGTGGCGGTACTTGTGTTTGGGACGCGTAAGACCGTGCAAGACGTCTACGTCGAAGATCGCGCAACCGGGTTGGGCGGCGAGCGCGCGAACACGGGCGAGATGGTCGACTGGGAGCACCGACACACGGTGCACTCGGAACCCACACACGAGACTCACGCGTCGACACACTCGGACGCCGAGTTGCCGAGCGCCGACGAGAGCATCGGCTGGGTGTCACACGCCGACGCCGACGATGTGTGGGTACGGCCGGTGCCACTCAAGGCAGATTAATTCTAAGTCGCGTGTACGAAGATGTCGTTTAGCGTGCAGGTGGGCGTGGACGAGTATCGCGAGCAGACACACGCGGCCGAGACGCCATCGCTGCAGCAATCGTTGCCCGACCAGTGGGTGGACTGGGGCGACCACACGATTCAGGTGGACCCGGTGGGGAACAAGCAGTGGATCCACGACTCCCACGACGGGCACGCGCGCTCCGAGGCGCGGGGGCGCGCGTACGACGCGCGCGACGTGCGCCACCTCGTTGGGTGGGAACAGGCGCATAGTGGCGCGGCGGACGTCGAGTTCTACGCGCCGAGCACGTGGGAGCTGGACGGCGCGGACAAGTTCACGTCGCCGCTCGGCAGGGGTTGCCGGTCGTGGCGCGGCGTGCAGCGCGACGAGTCGCGCTACGGCACGCTGCCGACGATCGAGGCGCTCAAGTACGAGGGCCGGCTTCCCAACAAGTCGACCGGTGAGATCGAGGCGGAGATGCGCGAGGCCGAGCGGCGGCGGGCGCACCGGATCTTCGACCGGTCGGGGTACACTCGTTAATTTCTGGTGCCGGGGCGGAGCGAACGATGGCGACTGACGCGTTTGGGTGGGCGATCCTGGTCGCGGTGTCTGTCGCCTACATGCACTCACAAGGCGAGGTGCCGAAACCGAAAGCCATAGGCTCACCGAGCGCGCAGCTCGAGGTGGACCCCACGCGGTGGCGGCACACCGGGGAGCAATCGACATTTCACCGCGATGGTAACCAAATGCCGTTCGAAGATGAGCAAGTGCGGCGCCTCGCGCTCGCATTCTAAGTAGTATTTTTCCGACACTCAGGTGTCTCCACACGCGCGCATGGGGAAGCGCAAACTGCACGGGCACACGTATTACCAATGCGACTGGACGGGCTACCCGATGCGCCAGTCGAACTGCTACATGCCGACGTGGCACGCGGCTGGGGGCGGGGGGGCGAAGCTGCTCAAGCGCGGCAGCTACTGCAACTGGGAGTCGGTGTTGGCACACGCGCGCCACAGACACGAGGTCGAGAAGGCGATCTCGGAGGAGGAGCACGCGCGCGTCCGCGAGTATGTCGAGCAGGTGTGTGGCGTCGCGTTCGACGACGCCGCGCAGTACCACTTCAGCTTCCTCGAGCACTTCCGCGACGAGGCGGAGGAGTGGCGCAAGGTGGCGGACCTACCGCGCAACTGGAGCATGGAGGAGTACCACGCGAAGTGCTGCGAGACCGTCGAGGAGGTCACGGCGGTGAAGATAGCGGCGTCTGGTGACGTGTTTGAGCTGATCATGGACCCACACGACGGCGCGTTCGACTTCGAACAGTACGTCGTGCGCCCCTACATGCTCCAGGGCGGCGAGCACACGCTCGCGTCGTTCCAGTCGCTGCGCAAGGGAACCAAGTGCAGGGATCGTGAGCTCACGGTCTTCTACTGGCCCTTCAAGAACGGGCTGCCGTTCAACAACATGGCGTCCAATCTGTTTAAGATGCAGATCTACGGCGACGCGCTCGTCGTACAGCAGACGAGCGAGGCGACCTTCAAGCCGCGCAACCGCTACGTGCACTTCACAAGGCAGGCGTTCGACGACACCTTTGCAAAGAAGCGGAAGCGCGCGCCGACCGAGGCACCGGCGCTCACTGTGGCGGAGTACTCAGATCTGAAGACGGAGATGCGCTCTTCTTTGCAGGAGTTCGAGCAGACGATCTCTTCTTCTGCGGAGCGGCCACAGGACCTGGCTCGGGCGGCGACGATGCCGGCGCCGACTGGGTCGGAGTTGAAGACGGTTGCGCAGCTCCTAGGACACGACCCGGAGAGGCTGAAGCGCCTGGAGGCGCGTCTGACGGAGCCAAGGTCGCCGCCTGTCGCGCGATCGGAGGCGGCGTCGGCGTGAGGCCCATCGCCGACACCTCGTTCGCGGTGAGCGGCGGCAGTGTGTGAACGCGGGTGAGGGGCATGGGTAGCGCCGAGTCGTCAATGTACACTCAGAATTTAGTGGCGGCGCGGTAATCGCGGACGAAGAGCGCGATGCCGCTCTCGGGCATGTCGAGCCAGCAGTGGTATTGCGCGATCCACCCGACGCCACCGATGTGCAATGCGTCACCCCCGACGAGCAGCTCGTAGTCAAGAACGGGTGCTCGAACATCTTCTGATACTTGACTGTCCATGGCGCCGGTGACGATGACGTGTATGACCACGAAGAAGAAATTCGACGTCGACGGCCCCGAGGTCGTGGTGCTCGCGAACGGGCGCTTCGCCTACCGCGCGAAGTGTCCGTGGACGGGGAAGAACGACAAGGAGCTCTTCGCGTACAAGTTCTGCAGTGCGGCGGCCCACACAGAATACGTCGCGCAGACGGGAAATGGTGAGCAAGAGGCGGACGAAGGTGAGCAAGCGTGAGCGGGCGTCCGTGGCCCAAAGTTTCCAAGCGTCCGCGTAGAGATGCCGAACACGCGCGTTCGGGAAGTCAGCCGCCTGTTGTCGCGGCGCGTCGTCGCGCCGGCGTCGAGTGAGCACACGGCGAAGACGAAGCAGGCGTGGCGGTACCCGGGGGGCAACGTTGTGCGCGCGCCGTCGACGCGGCTCGGTTCGGCCGTGTACACGGACCCAAAGGACCCCGGCTACGCGCGGCGCAAGCAGGAGTCGAACTTCTTCCTGACGATCAACACGAACAAGGCCCCCGTCGGCGACGAGCTCGAGCTGGGGACAAAACACCTCCAGTACATGCTCGATCGCCTGCGCGACCCCGCAGTGCTCGCGAGCTACCTCAAGTTCGGGCCGAAGGACAGCAGCTACATCGGCGACAAGTACAGCGACGTCGTGGTGTCGGTCGACTGGA